AATCAAGGCCTCTCTATCAGAAAATCCTTGACTATTTAAAGCACGATGGGTTGAGTCTGAAGTTATCCTTCCGTTTACACGAACCCAGTCTCCCCAATGGCTAGAAATATTCCAAACCATCTTCGAACCATCGACAACATCTTCGGTCAGTGATCCAGAAGTAATAATACCTTTAAATAGTAAAAATGGCGTTCCAATGATGGCGCCTGTATTCACACTAATATGTGCCTTATATACAAAAATTTCTCTGTTAATATATCTCGCGTATGAAGAATCGGTTTTGGGCAATAGAAGTGCACCAATATCTTTTGTATTTAAAATAATATTAGTAGCCGAAGCACTGGTAGTACCTTCAAGTAAAGTAACATATGCTGTGGCGTTTGGAATACCGCTTGCAGTTACAAATCTATCAATTCGTGCAGTCCAGCCAGGACTTCCACCACTTATGTATATCTCGTCACCTTCGAGAAATCCAGCTTCTACTAAATTTTGGTTACTTGTAATAGAATAGGGGCCACTTCCAGAAATTGTGAAAGTAGCAGTCAAAGAGGTGCGAAGAGCGCTTGCGCCAATCGTAATAGAAAAATTGGAAGCACGCGCTTCAACAGTTTCCGAAATTCCAGATACATCAAGTAGTCTGTTTGCAATATATGTTTGTTCACCGTTTGCAACTCCAGCTACGCTAACAGAGCCATCATCATACTTAATATCTATAGAGGCATCCGTTATATAAGAATAACTGGTAGCCTTTTTTGTAGACTTCCCACTTTCCGTCTTTATAGGTTTTTCAAATTTTACAAGATGAGCGTATCTAAAAGGCTCTTCTTCCATCAAAGACTGAATAAGTGGTGTGCTAAGACTTCTCATTGAACTTCCTCAAGCGATAACGAGAACGAATATAGATTATTCGTTCCGAGTGAATATGAAAATACGTCAGATTTTTGTACAACTTTGATACGTGGGTTACTAAATACGAAACTCGAACCCGAAGAAACTTGTTTCTGCAGTGGCGGGGTAAAATGTAATCGAACTTGTGTACCAAGCGCTGGAGATCCTCCAATATTACTATTATAATCCGCATTTGTTTCTACTCGAGTAACCATATATGCTTTTGTATGATTAGAGTTTGCTGGATCAGATATTGTGAACATATCTCCTGGCGTAGGTGCAGTAACAATAGTAGCGCCTATCATTGCATATGTGTTGCCTGGGTAGTATATTTGAGATGTAGTATACGTGCCTGGGGAACCCGTTTGAGAGTACTGCGGTAACTCCATATAAAATGGCTTTAGCCCGCCCTGTTTCTCATAGAGAAAAGAAGATACTGGGTTAAATTCGGCTCTCGTCATCGGGTTATACTGAATATCAATTTCCCAGCGGTGCGCGGCAACTGCTCTCGCAATAAGACGACCAGAATTTGTTTTATCCCGCATAATCTGATTTACGGAGTCTACTTTGACAGATGCGTAGCCAGGCCCTTCAAAGCCTAAAGTAGGAGAACCAAGCTGACCTGCATACGTTATTTTGTAGGTAGGTGTTGGTAATATATCTGAAAATGATGTAAATACTGCCATTATGCTCTTGCAACCCCGTATCCTTTAGAAGGTTGAGTATAGACTGAGGTGTCTACCGTCTCAAGAAACTTCTCTCCGTATGAATTTGCTGCTTCTCTTATCATTCCAATGATATTTCCACGCTGTCTTGTTAGTACTTCTTCTACTCCTGCAGCATCAAGTGCGCTGATGGAGATATTAACATTTTGTGCAGGTGCGGCGTTTACTTTGTCCGCTGGAACTATTCTACCAGGTAGTTTTGGTACGAATAGTTCGGGGCCTTGTTCGCCAACCATATATCCCGCGTTTACGCGGCCGCCTGCTGCTCTTGAACCGATAAAGGCTGGACGAAAGTTTTCTGCGCCTCCCATACCTTTATCGCCTTGTAAATAACCAAGTTCACCAGAAGCTGACTGTGATTTAGCTAAATCAATTGTGCTTTTTCTCTGGCCTACTGATACTGTAGTTGGAGCTGTGGCACTCACTGATCCGCCTCCGCCCTCATAAGACATGCCAGAAATTATTGCTAATTGCGCGGCTCCGAGCCCAATAATCATTGCGCCCAGTGCAGGTCCAAGTAACGGTCCTAACCCTGTTGGGGGAGGGGCGAAAGCTGCCATTGCAGCTGCAGCGGTGTTAATAATAGTTGTAGCCATCATCATTTTTTTGTTTGTTTCAAAAGCCTTTCTTTTTGCGGATTCTTTCTTTTTCTCCATCGCGGCTATTTTAGCTAAACTTTCTTTGGATTTTCCGTCGCGCTGCTTTTCTGCGTTAATTTCCGCATCAATACCAGAAATTTTTGCAGAACTTGCCGCATTAATTACGGAAGCTACTGAAGAGACTATGGAGCCAACTAAAGCCATTTTATCCGCGGCAGTTTTCCCAGATTCTGCAAATTTTGTCATACTATCGGCCATTACAAGAGTTCCAGAAGCAATAGAAGCTACTAATTCTCCTTGAGGACCAAGACCTTTTAAGCTTTCAATAAAGGGTGCTAAAGCTACGGAAGCTGCGGAAATACCGGCCTTCATATTAGCAAAAGGATCTTCCCCGGCTGCAATAGCGTCTCTTTGAGCTCTTAACTCTTTTAACTTATCGCTCATAGCACTAAACTGGCTCATATCAATAACATCTGAGTCAAGAAGTTTGCTTCTTTCAGCCTCTACTTGTTTCATTTGTTCGCTAACAGCGCCAACTTGATCTTGAATAGCGCCTCTCGCAGCCATACCTATAGATTCGCCATATTTTTTAGTATCAAATATTTGTCCCGCTTCTGGCAATATTGTTTGCAGTGTCGCAGTTACAATTATGTTTCTATCCTTTATCAATTTAGAAGCGTCTAGATCTGAAATTGCTACTGCAGTTTCAGATCTTATTTGATCTTTTGCCAGTGCCGCCAATTCAGGAATCTTAGCTATAGCATCCGATAAGCCTTTTTCTATCCCAGAAGTCGCAGTGCTATTTAATTCAGCTATGGCACTATTTGCAGAAGTAATAATATTATCTAATTGTGCCTGTACTTGAGGGTCTTTATTTTCAGGTTTTGCTTTTTCAAGTATAGCATCCTGTTTTCTGCCTTCGGCCTCTTTACGGAGAGCATCTAGCCTACTACTGATCTCATATTTTTGAAAGATCATCTGTGCCTTTAACAGCGCAAATTCAAGATCAATCATATTTAGCTTTCTTGTCTCTTCTTCTTTTATTAATGCTGATCTTTTATTAGCATAATCTATTTCGAGATCTAGAGTCTGCTGAGCGGTTAATTCATACTTACCATTTTCTCTTAGATTTATAGCTTTTAACTCATTCTCGGTAACTCTTCTCTGGTTGTCAAGAATGCTGGTTCTTGCAGAATTAATTCTACTATAAATATCGTCTATAGTCTGAGCAGCGTCAAGAATTTGATTTGAGACATCTACTGCAATAGAGTAAGTTCTCTCTACATTCTGTCTTTGCTTTTCTAGTATTGATACTTCTACTTCTGCTTTTTGCCTATCCTTTTCTCTAGCTGCTAGAGCTTGTTCTAGAGCTGCTACCGCACCTGCAATATCCCCACCAGAAGATTTTTGAATTTCAGCAAGAACATCCTTTAACGCCTGTATTTCTTCAGTTGAAAGCACTGATATACTTTGAACTTCACCGGCTGCTTGAGCCGCTCCAGCAGCAATACCTGCACTAACTCCAGCTTCCGTAGTGCCTGCAATAGCTCTAAAATATTCATTGCTTGTAACAGCACTTAAAACGCTTTGTAAAATATTTCCAGCACCTGACTGCTGGGCAGCGGCTGGGGCTGGGGCGGGGGCTGGTGCACTGACCACTATCCCAGGCTTATTAGCTTTGGATTCCTCACTCTTTATTAAAACTTGTAATTCAGCGGCGGTTACAGCTAACTTAGCACGAGTAATTTTTTCTTCGAGAGCAATTGTCCTTGATTTAAGTTGATACTCTCTATCAATATTAGCCTGTTTTTCAGCTTCAAATTCTTTTAGTACTCTTAACTGGCTAGATACATCTATTTCTCCAGTGCCCCCAGCTCTTAAATCAGCTATTCGTAATTCAAGCATCATTAAGCTTTCACTAGCGTCAGTAATAGAAGAATATAAGCCAGCTTGCTTTTGCAAAAGCGAAACAACTTCTTGTTGCAGCCTTACTTCCTCTTCTATGTTTTTAAGAGTATTTTTCGCTAAATTTATTGATCTATCTCTTTCAGCAATGGCTGTATCGGCTGTTAATTTTGCATTTTGACTTGTAAGATTATTTATAGCTCCCTGTATTTTTACCATGTTCATGGTATTTTCTTGGGTAGCACCAGAAATAGCTTCGGTCTGCCTTGCCGCGCCCAAAGACTGTTCAAGTTCCATGATTTGTAGATTATTAGACTGTACCTGAAGACTATTAAGTTCCTTCTGCTTATTAATTCTATACTCTAATTGAGAGTTACTTAATAATACATATTGGCTTTGTTTTGCAGTTTCTGTATTCAGTTCAGCTTGTGCTTTTGCAGTATTTTGCATTATTGCAAAAATTTGACCATAATTATATATAGCCTGTTTAACTCTTTTATCAATTATTTCAGAAATTTTAAGCTGCTGTTCTAGAGCCTTAGCAAATTCATTATCCTGCTCAGATAACTTTTTTACTTTTGCAGCTACAGCGTCTAACTGTTCCTTCATGGCACCGGAACCATATTTCTTCTCTAAAAGAGGTATTTGGTCTTTTGGTTTTAAGTTTTTATTAATTTCTTCGATCTTTGCATTTGCTTGTGACAGTACTTCGTCATTTCCGCCAAATGCTCCTGCCCAAAATCCAATGTCTTCTTTTAATTTTGGAAAGCCTTCAATTATGCCAGAAAAGCTCTCGGCTTTTTTCGCAGTTTCGCTGAATTGTGTTGCTAGCGTAGCAAGTCCAAGAACTGCTAATCCTTGCTGTCCAAAGTTATCTATAATAGCTTTTGTTTTAGTAAACTGATTTCCAGCTTTAGCAGAATCCTCTGCTAATGACTTTTCTGCTTTTCCTAAATTTATAAATGAATCAATAAGCGAGTCTAATGGAGTCGAAGTAGTGAGAGTATTAAAATATTTTGTTAACTGATCGCCAGTTTCTTTTATGGCAGCGTTATAAGCATTCTGAGAAGTTATAGCTTTATTTTGCTCTTTTAAAAACTCCTGCAAAAACTTTGCTCTTTGCTGGTCAGATAAAGTGCCTATGTCCTTTCCTTTCAGCTCTACTTTTATTCTCTCTTGAAAAGACTTTTTTAGGGCGTCGTTTGAATTTATAAAATCTTCTGTACTGCTAATTAAATCTCCATAATCTCCGGCATCCGCGGCAGTAGCAAGAGTCTTATTAAATTCTGCACTCGCAGAAGATACTATATTAAATTGTGCGGTTACTGCTTGAGTCTGAGTTGTAATAGACGCGGAAACTCCAGTAAATCCCTTATTCACTTCTTTAGAATTATCTTTTAATTCTGTAAATGTCTCGGTAAGTTTTGATACCTGCTCTTCGTATTTCTTTGTAGCGTCGGACTTAAATAAATTAAATACATACTCAAGACCTACTATAAGTAAATCTACGACAAATAAAAGCTGACCGATTACTGGAATTGCAGTAAAAATACCTTTTATTGCTACTTTTGCAGCTAACCCAAACGATTGGAAAGCTATTGAGGCTCTTCCTAACCCTTCCCCAATTAATGGTAATCTACCAGCAAATCCTGCTGCTGCGGCTTCATTTCCCCGCATATTAGCGCGGAATCTGGCTCCGGCAGCTAAAGATTTTGTCATCTGTTTTCTATAGTTTTCAAACGTAGGTGTGGCGTCTAAGCTAGATAAAATATCTGCACTTCTTAAGGCTAATCTTCCTTGTGCTCTTGCGACACCTGCGGGTATGCCAGGACCACCTGCAAAAGTTCCAGCTTTTCTTTGCTGTTCTACTTTTATTATTTCTTGAATTTTTGCTTTTTCTTCGTTAAGTTGATTTATTCTTGCTTGAGCAGCTTCTTTATCCTTTGTGCTAGCTCTAAGTAGTGCTCTTTGCCTATTCTCAATTGAAGCGACTAAATCTTTCTCTATTTTTTGCCAGTCTTGTAAACTTCTTGCGTTTTGTATATTTAAATTATACTGTTTTCCAAAAGCGCCGAAACTAGATTTTAAAGTAGCGAGTTGTGATTTTTTTGCGGCTACGTCTTTTTTTGCAGCTTTTTCAGATGCCTCAGCTACTCCTGAAAGCTTTCCAGCAAATTTAGCTGTTTCTGCGGCCATCATAGATAAAACTGGCAAAGCAGTCTTAATTAGGCCTCCAGAAAGCATAGCAATTAACCCGCCAAGAGCAAGTGTATTTTCTGCTAAGAAATTAGCTATTGGAGCTAATATGACATTAAATGCGTTTAGTACGGTTGTAGCTAGTTCTTGAAGTTTTGCGCTTAATTTATCATATGGGTTAGCGTCGACGCTTGCGCCTATTGCACCAAATTTTTGTTCTCCTTCGGCGAGAACAGCATTCATAAATGCTTGGCGCTTTTCAAAGTTTGTTAACTGAGAGGCTGTCTTTCCCATCTCTTTCGCATACATTTCTGTAGCTTCATCAATACGAACCATAATACCAAGTTCGTCAAGAAGTTCTGGCTCTAATTTTGTAGCGCCTTTTACAAGTCTATTCATAGAATCCTGTAAATCTCTTCCCAAAGCTACGCTAGTATTTTTAGCTACAATACCAAGCCTCTCTATAACCGCTGGGTCAAATCCAGCCGAAGTTACCATAGCAACCTGTCTCATTGAGTCCTGAAGGCTTATGGCATACCCAGTAGCTTCTTGTAGACCTTTTGACAAAGAGCCCATCGCCAGACCGCTAGCATTACCAAGAGCAGCTAATCCCTGAGTTAGCTGCTCTACCTGAGCAGCTTTTTGCAGAGCACCAAAAGCCGCAGTAGCGGCGAATAAGTTTGCGGCAAGAGTTGCGTATGCACCAACAAGACCAGAAGAACTACCCCCGATCACGTCCCGCATTTTTGAGAAATTCTTGGCTCCTGCGCCCGCAGTACCCGCAGCACCTTTTAACCCACGATCAAAATGACCATGAGCGTCTCCAGCGTTTCTTGCTGCTTGAGCATTTTGATTGGCGGCTCTTGTATTTTTAGCCTGAGCACTTGTATTTTCATTGACAGCATCAGTCACTCGTTCAACATCACGCTGAACGACTTTAACATTTTTACCTTCTACAACTACTTCTAAAAGTACACTACCGTCAGCCATTATTTTCTCTTTAACTTGTCGTATTCACGCTTCAACTGTTCCGAAGACTTTTTAATTGCGTGAGCGTCAAGCCTAGATAATATTTCGATTAAAAGGTCAATATTATCAATTTTATATATATCTAGCAAGATAGGAAGATTTGTATAATCTTTTCCTACGTACCCTATCTCTGGGTAAATTCTATCGCCTAAAGAATTATAAATATTAATTCCGTCAATAAATATGTCTGGCATATCTTCAATACCTGGAGGGCATTTTTCAATATCGGGCTCTCTACCGAGTTGTTCCTGCATCTCCAGATATTTATCTTTAGTCATTCCTACTTCAGTGTGTCTCTGCCAAAGATCAACTCTCTGCCATAGAAGTTCTTTCTGCGCCTCTACGAAAGTTGGCGAGATCAAAAACGACCTCGTTAATCCAAGTGTCAAACTCTGTGGAGTTTGAAATCATAAGTTCAGCTTGCTCTTCACTATACTCAAGTTCAAGTTCTGTGTCTTTTCCGCTCAAGTCTACCAGAAGAAGATCCTCAAGATATTTAAGTTTCAAACCCTTCCAATCCTTGATAGTTGCTCTAGCAAACTCACTAATAAATTTTTGCTCGTCAAGCACTTCTTCTGGCTGACGAGTTTTTCTGTCGAACTTTGTATGTACGCAACGCTTACGAAGAGCAACAAGCTCTTTTCTTGCAAGATTTGCTACTTTTACTTCAAACCCAGGGCAACCAGGAAACTCAATCCATGCAGCTTTGGTGTCCACCATTAAATCTTGTAGTCTCATAAATTCTCCTTAGTATGTAAAATAACTAGTTAAAGATACCGGATTAGTCATTAATCGGTAATCGTAGCTTTGGGTAAAAATATCGCCAAATTGTACTCTATTTGTAAATGAGCACGCATTTGGCATGTTTACTTGCAACTGGTAATCAGTAGAACTATTTCCTACTTGAATTACGACAGAAGTAAGTTCCTTCCATGTCTGAACATTTGTTTTGGATTGTGTATATGCTTCATCAACATATTGTTGAATACTGCCGCCAACCACCCTACTTTCTAAAGTAAAGCTAGAAGGAAATACTGTATTCGACGGACTTGTAACAACAAGACTTTTTTGCAAAGTCACGTTCTCCGTCCAAGTTATGTTGTTTTGAACTTCAAGAGAGACTCCCAAAATATTTGCTAATGGGTTTCCTCCGACAGTAACATTAGTGTGTCTCGATACAGCCAAAGTTGGGGATGTTTTATAGTTTACACCCGCCGAACCTGTAAAGGTTGTATTAAAACGACTTAATTTTATTGCCTGACCAGAAACAGCGACAGTAATTAATCCTGCCCGAGGAATATTAAATGAGCCACTCGTAAAAACACAACCCTCTAATTTATAGTATATGTCCGGATTATAATTCGTATATACAAAATATAGATTGAAAGTATTTAACAAATTCCCATTATAATTTAAAAGCAAATCAAGGGGTAGATGTTGATATCTCGGAGAATCTCCTTTTATTAAATACATAGTAAAAGAAAAATCTGCCGGATTTGCAGAAGTAATAGAGGAGCCTTCGAACAAGTTATTTAACTTGTGAAGACTCCTTTGTTGTGTTCCATCTTGTTTAAAAGTTTGGCTAAAAGTAACATCAGAGGTTGTATGCAGCAAATAAAAGCTGCCACCATACTCTAAATATACTCTGCCTTCTCTTAAGATTTCTACACTCATTCCATCTCCAGCATAAGAAAAGGGGGAAAAAATTTCCCCCAAATTTTACTCATTATACCTAAGAGTGGATGTTTTGTCAAGAACTATTTTTTGTTAGGCCTTATAAATAATAGTTGCCTCGTCTGTATTATCGACGTTACCATTAGCTACCTGACCGTGGAAGTTAATTTCCAAAGTAAGCAAGTCGTCTACACCAATTGTTGGAATCTCGACGTGCGCTGTAGGGAGGTCTAACTCTATACGTGGGCCAGTAGTGCCCCCAATGAATACAGACATATCAAAAGAGTTTCTAACTGTACTCGTATCGGCTAATTGGTCAATAAATAGCTCACTTGATGCTGTGGAAGTATCGTCGTAGTAACAAGTTAAACTACCACTTATGCTACGAGTTCCAGTGATATTACCAATCGGCTGATTGACAACACCTAATTGTTCAGGTATCAAATAGCTGATATTGTTTTCTACAGTAAACGAACCACCTGTAAGAATTACACTGTAATCATCGGAAGTAGAGCTTCTTTGCAGAGTAACAGTTGATAGACGATTACGAATAAAGTTTGATGTATCCGCAACTCCAACTGTAACAACAGAAGCCGTAGGTGAACCCGAAGTGGTCCAGCTTGGTGCGGTAGTAGTCGATAAGCTTGTAGCAAACCCGCTCCACTGAGCCGTAGCAATTCCTTCGATATCAAAATCAATAGTTACCGAATTTACAACAGCATCTGTTAGCTTAAAGTACTCTACGTTACTACCGCCGCCATCAACGAACGCAAACCAGATATTATTACCAGCACCAAAATAAGAAGTATTTGACCCGCTAAAGTCAAAAGTATTTGCTCCTGCAACTTGTGTGCCGCTATTTATAGCTTGAAAAGGCGTCGGAGACGCTAATGGCGAAATCATCGGGGATGGACTACCTCCAGTAGCGCTAGAGCCTTGAGCAATCGTACTGCCAAACTGTTTAGTAGTACTGTAATAGGCGTTTGCACCCATCAACATTGCCCAAAGTGCTTGTTCTGGAGCAACAACAGCGCCTCCACTACTTATTGGGCGTATATATGTGCTGCAACTCCACTCTACTGGAGCTAAAGAATCATTAAACAACAGTCTTGCTCTTCTAGAAGCTACTCCAGCTTCATTTACTGTTACTTCCGAAGAGTTCATGCTCTGAGAGAACGAAAAACCAGCTAAAACAGGGATTTGAAATATTGAATTTGTGGGGGACCCGGAAGTCATCTCCACATATACTTTTGCGTTTCTTTGAAATTGTAATGCCATGGGCGTATCTCCGTTGGCTCGCGCCACTTAACCGAAATTGGTTAATATCTAACTTCGCAAATTATTTCGCCGACACCAAGAGGTTCGAGAGCCCCTTCATCAGAATCGATACTCAAAATTGAAATCGTTTGAGTTCTTTGAGTATTTCCATCTTGGTCGAGGTAAACGAGAGAGGAATTAGTCTCAAGAACAGTCTCAATGTCTTCGAATAATTTTTCTAAGGCAAAGACTGCGTTCTCTTCTTGTACATAAATTCTTATGGTTAAAGTAAGATAACGGTCTTTGTATCCCCCACCTTGATATTGGCGGGTTTCTGCTCCTGCACTTACATGAACTGCAGGAAAATCTTGTACTTCGTCCCAGAACTTTAACCTTGGAAGTACATTTCCAAATAGGTTTGTTCGATAGGGAGAATTACCGTCGATTAATTTGAGTTTATCTTCAATGGCTTTTACGATCGCCATACGTCGTGTTGTATAGTCTCTTTCAGCCATTTAAACTCTCCTAGTATAAAATCTTCCGACAATAAGCTGTGTTGCGATTTCTCGAATAGAACGATCAATCAGTGCTCGTGGGTCTCTATCAACCGAGCCTTGTTTGTAGCCAGGCTCAAAGGTTTGATACGGATATTTTTGATAGGTATATCCGATAGAAGGGAAGCCTTGTGATGTTTGTACAACATCTGTAACAATTGCGGATCTTGCAAACCTTCCTGTGCGATTCTCAAGGGCCGGAGTGCCCATGTTTTTAATCACAGTCATTGAGAGTCTTGCGTTGATTTGCGCTTTGAGTGCGTTAAGATTAAGAGTTGGTTGTTGCGTTGTTTTATTAGTTTGGGTTTTTGGTATAGCCGACCCAACCTTGCCAAAACTTGCTTTCTTTCCCGATACCTTTTTAATTTTTGATTTTTTCTTTTTTACTCTTTTTACTACAGGTTGTCCCGTGGAGTATTTTGGTTTAGTATCTATTGATTTAACTTTTACTCTTTTATTTTTTTTAAGCCCATTAACAAAATTTTTAATTTGTTTTTTCTTTTCTATAGTAGACCTAGAATCAGAGCCCCCCCTATCAGCAAAGTCAGTTCCTATCTTTAATTGAGCTTTTGCTAGTGCCTGTATATAAGTATTTCTAATATTTGATTCTATTTTTTTATATTTTGGGTTATTGAATAAAGCGGACTCTATTTCTACATAAAAAGATGATCGAGGATCAATATCTATTTTATATAACCTCCAAATATCGTCTCCGAATATAATTTTTAAATCCTCTTCTGTAATCGTGTCTTTATCTTGACTTTTTGCAATTTGCGATCTATTAAATTTTTGTACTTTAGATTCTATTTTTTTAGCGCTGCTGGCAACTCTTCTTTCAATTATTGAGCTTCCACCGATGTGGCCTGTGACCAATAATGGTTGCTTTTTCATCTTTTCTATAAGATCTGTTTCTCCAAGACTAGACAATAACCTCTCGATCTTGTCTTTTAAGTTAGTTCTAGGCTTTTTAAATGAGTCAGAAATTAGGCTAAAGGCTGTTGCTGGAGTTTGTTTTTTTAACCTATAATCGTAAGATAGTTTTCCAAGAGTCATTGATTCGGTTACTGTTATCTCTATTAATTCTTCATTTTGTAAAGTAATATTAAATGATTCATTTAAACTACGTCGTATTTGTACTAATGTCTCAGATATTATAGCGTCTATACGATCCTTAACTGTTACATCTCTTCTTTTATATTTTAACTTTCTATTTTCATCGATACTCTCTAATCTTCCGAGATCGGTACGTACTCCTAACTCATCATATGCTCCACGCAACTCTTTCTCTATTTCTTGCCTAATTTTTTGAAAATTGACAGTAAAAATATGATCTTTTTTCTCGGCAGATTGTCTGTAAAAATTTCCGCCGCCTTCTCGCATAAAAAATTTTAGTTCTTGTTCAAATAACTCTTCTAGAAATTTCTTACTCATACACGATAGAGATCAAGCACTCGACGAATATGATCCGGAAAGCCAGGATCGTTTCGTACAGCAGAAACACCAGCACCTTCACGGCTAGCAGAGCCAATGCTCTGACGCTCTTTATATTCGTCTTTATGATAGTAGGTAATCAAATCTGCAACAGCAAGTTTCAAATCATATGGAATTGTAGCGTAGCCGGCCGTATAAATTACTTTTACGGCTCCCACACCACGAGGCCAATCTTGATAAGAACCACTCTCAGTTGTGCGAAATATGCTCTCGCTCAAGTTATCAAAATACCACTCATATTTACTATTAGTACCATTTGCAAATAATTCAGTATAGGCTTCCGATTGTGTTGCTCTTTCGTATACTCCAACTACGTTTATTACCGGAGTCTCTGCGAGCTGCACCGTATATGTGCTCCACTGAACATCAAAAATTTCAGTTTTGCCAGGAGAAGCTACATAAGCATCAAAATCCTGCCCAGTATACGTGCGAACAAGTCTACTGACGGCAGTAATTAAATACTCGAACTTATCATCGCTCGTAGTAGAATTAATACCTTCCAGTAATTTGTAATCGTCAAGTGTAATTAAATTTGCCATAGTATTAATAGTAAATATGAGAGAGGCCCCGAAGGACCTCTCTCACTGGTACCTTACCAGGTGCCCACAACAACTTGACCAGCTGTGGAGAACATACGATCGAAACCACGACGCTGCGTAGCAACCAGAACACGACGCTGGTTTTCAACGTCATAGTCCTGCTCAACCGTAACACCACGAAGTACAGGTACAACGAAGTTACGAACGTTTACAGCAACCGCACAAGCATTACCGTCTGTCTTTGAGGCGAACTCATCGCAAACAATAACTGGAGTTGCGTAGATCGAACCTACCTGACCAGTTACCTTGGTAGCAAGGCCTTGGCCAACAAGGTTAACATCATCATACTCGGAGTCATCCAGAAGATCGTAATATGCATCAAGAGATACGATAAATACGAGGTCATTTGGATTACGACCATACTTGCCCATTGCCTGACGAAGGTTAAGCAGTTTAGCGGCGGTGACTTGTTGGCTTGGTGAGCCGAAGTCGAGTGTCTTCGAGTCATCACGAGCCATCTCTACAAGGCCGTCATAGGCATTGAGTACAATACCTGTCGAGTGGCCGCCAAGCAGAATTGAGTGCTCGATAGCGCGCGCGTGGGCGCGAACCATTGCATCACGAATGTATGGAAGAACTGGAATAATTGCATCCTCTTCCACTTCATTAGCAATGTAAGACTTTGAAACAAGCTTGAGAGCCTGCAGAGTCTTGATGCCCATCGTAATACCGGTGTTTGCGCCAGGCGAAGCAGCCTCACGAGACTCAAGATTACCTTTAGGTGGGTTGATAGCACCTGAACCAGCACCCGATAAGAAGTCAGCATAGCCAGCATCTGGAAGTGTTGGAACAACCATAGAAGCAGCATTCATCGTAATCTTACGGAACAGAGGGTCGAGAACTAACTGAAGCTGAATGTCTTCTTCAATTGAAGTGGAAACTTGCAGCTGGAAAGCATCGCCAGCTGTGCCCGCACCTGTAGGAACGATAACACCGGCGTCATTATTTGCAGCTTTCTCAATAAATTGACGGCCAATCTTGGTGTCAAGACCCTTACGAGTAATTACGCCAAGAACATAAGCATCCTTTGCGGCTTCAAGATCGAGAGCCTTCTCTTCGGCGCGATTCGAAAATACGCGCTTGCTATCACGAATCTTTTGGATTTCGTCAGCTTTTTCTTTCAGTTCCGACTGTAGCTCGTTTACAACGCGCGTATAATCGGCATCTTTATCAGCAAGACGCTTTTCAACTTCTTGCATCAGTTTTTCTGTACCGCTCTGAACGGCACTTATAATGCGCGCTTCGTCCGCAGCTTTGCGAGCAACTTCTTCTTCAAGAGCTTTTTGCTTGCGAGCTTCCTCGGCCTTCTTCTCGGCATCCTTCATAGCCATAGCCGTTGCTGTTTTTTCTACAGCTGCAGCTACGATGGCATTGATATCAATATCACTCATAGTCTTCTCCTGTGCTTTGACCTCTTCTACGAAGTCAACCGATTCGTTCTTACCGAAGGAATCTTTTAACGTTTTTTTGAACTCTTCGTACTCACTCTCTGAGTTAAAAGATTTAGCTAAAGAAAAAGTTGCAGCTTGATTAGCAGGAACGGTAACTACCGACACTTCTAACAATTCTACGTCCTTGATCTTATATCCATCGGATTCCTTCAAGTATTCGGCGTCCTTGACTCGGAACCCGACAGAAAAAGCTCCAAGAACGCCCTCCTTAATTAATTCTCTCACGTGACCAGCAGATTTGGCAATTTTTGCTTTTAACTGCAGACCATTATCTCCAGTGCTAAGCTCTATAGCTCGCCCTATCGGCTGATTATAGTCGTGATTGAATAAAATTACAGGATTATTCAGATAGTTATGTAAACCACCTTTAGTCCAAGCCTCCGCTTCGATAATATCACCTACTCTGTCAGTATCGGCCGTACTAGCCATACCGCGAATAAAGACATCGTCTTCTTCTTCGAACGCTTTAAAGGTGGAGCCAATATGAAAAATTTTATTCATATTATTTCCTTGTTGAAGCTATTCTCATTTTATCGAGAATTGATGCTGAAGCGACGGAGGGCTTCGGTTGGATTTCATGCCATCGATCGGCATACGCTTTTCTTATTAATCGTATAATTCTTTTAGTGCTAATAAGTTTATATCTATTCCTTATTGCTTTTAGCTCTACTGGATAGTTTGTTACTAGCTCACGAAAAGGAATTTCTCTTCCTTCCGCTACATACGCATTAAAAATTGGTTCAAATATTGCTTTCATCGTCTGATTGCGACTCTGGTCGCCCTCCTATAGAAGGGTCTGAGGCAGACCCTGTGATATTTTGTGGAATTCGAAGATCGTCATGACCATCTTTAAAGTCATAATTTAATTGATAACGAGCTTCGTTTGCTGTAATAACTCCAGTATTTACTAGCGTTGCGTAGTAAGATGCGGCGTCACTAAGCTCCGGCTGAAGTGCGGGAACTCCGGTTATGTCTGGCTCAATCTCATAGCCAAAATATCTTTCGAGAGCTGCACACATCTTGTGAAGAATAGGCAGTACAGTCTCAAGATAATAGAGACGGTGATTTGGTCTAATATTGGCATTATTGCCAGAATTAAGAAGAATTGGCGGAACGCCTAAAACTTTCAGAATCTCGACTTCAGCGGATTCAATCGACGCTTCAAAATCAAGCTCTTTAAAGTTTACATTTGTAATATTTGCTATCTCCATACCGCCATCAAGAACCATTGGTCGCCGACCACCACCGTCTGGACGATAGCGAGTAACCCATGATTGAATCATGCGCTCTTTGTTCTTTTCGCTAATGACTGAAGGGGATTTGATAACGAGGCCTGGAACGGCGCCGTTCTTAAAGAAGTTATCTTGAAACTCTCTCATCTTTGTGAGTTGCGCCATCGTGCGGCGGGCCGCTCTCAAACGGCTAGTTCCACGATAAATACTTTGGAAACTGTTTTCTTTAATGTGAACAATTTCACTAGGGGCATACTTTATATTGTGCTGAAATGTAAAGTCTTTAATGTAAGTAGTTTCATCTGGTTCGATTTGAACGTAGTTGGCGGGTAGATGATACAGCGCAGTTCCATCAAAATAAATAAATATATTACCATCTAAAATATAATCAACTATGAGGTTTCTTTTAAAGGTTGAAATATCTTGAAATGGGTTAGGTTCTTTATTAAGTAGAAGTTCTACTCGTGTTCTCCTAACATTCTTTACTACTGGATTCATTCCTTTGACGGCTTCGCCAATTCGTAATGGAATTTCCGAAGTATCATCTACAATCATGTTTACCGCACGGTTCACTACTTCAAGATATTCGTAGTATGCAGTATAATTTAGTATAAGTTCTCTAGAGGCAATAGGTCCTGCCCCTTCAACCATCGAAACAATATCTCGCTGGGCAGGATTTAATTTTTCTCTCAGATTATCAAACCAACCCATATTTTTCTCTTTGAATTCTTACCCAGCTCTCTTGCTTTTTTGCTGTGGAGAGTTTAGGGTTTTTACCGTAAATACTATGTAGTTTCATATGATGGGGGTTGCAGAGCGTGACTGTCGCTTCAAATAGTTCATATTTATGTTGCTGGATAAAACGATCTCGCTCTGCAATTGCTTCTTCATCACTCTTTACTTCACCGTTTATGCGTTCCCACGCATGAACCAGCTCGCTTACGCTGTAAAAGTGATGAAAGTCTAATTCTTCTGTAACTCCGCAAATCTCACAATAAGTTTTTTTCTGGTAAGAAGATTTTGCGGCATCTCTAATCCATTTTACATAATAGCGGCTTAATTGGCCATTTAAAGGTTTCTGTATTCCCACTTATTAATCTTCCGCTGTTATATAAATAAGGTTTAAGCTTTTGTTTTAATTTCTGTTCTTCAATAAAAGCTTCATCACCTGAATTAAACTCTTCATATTCTATAAGCTCACATTTAGCACCTAACTTAATAAGCCTAGTATGCAAGTTTATAGTTATTCCTACTTTATATAAATCTAAATTAGGAATGTAAATAAAATATAAATAAGTTTTAGAGTTGTGTACGCTACCTCTCTTACTACAGCCGGGGCAGCCTATACATTTTTGTAAGTTATTCGGACTGACTTTCCACTCAAATCCACACAGTAAATGTCTATGAAGAATTTTTACCTGACTTCCTTGATATTCTTCTAGTGGTTTATATGGGTATTCTGATAAAAATTTTCTGTAAAGCCTATCATCTTTATTCAAGAGAGCACATTTAATCTTTAGCCTGCTGGCTTTTATTTTTACTGAGTTTTTGGACTTACCTAGTAATTTTACACAAAAGTCAATTCCATATTTCGGGTAAAAAATTTCTAAAGACTTAACTTCCTCACTCGTCCATCTGCCCATTTTAGCCCCTCCTTTCGAGCTAAGAGCGGCGTTCCTTAAGGAAAGGAAACGAGGTTAATTACTCCTCTCGCCGCTTATCGTATTTTAATAAATCTATTATAGTGAGGTATGAGGTAAAAGTCAAGAAAAATTTTTTTCTCGGTCTTCAGAATGTTGGAGCAGCCACTTCAAAACTATAAAGAGCATAACGAATAGCGTCTGCCATGTGACTAGAGCTGTCATGTAGCGGCTTTTCTTTTATGAGGTTTGGGTTTGGATCCCAGCGATACTGGTCAAGAGTTCTCAACACCTCTCCACAGGATTGGTCAACTATTAATTTATCATTTTCAACTAAAGATGCGACGTATCCAATGCCATCAATTACCGACTTCTTCGCATTTTCAGTAGTAATATCGTAATTTTGTGCAAAATCATAGCGCGTTTGCGCAGCAGCCGAGTCAATAAAGCAGTAATCTACGTCTCGACGCTGAATAATTTCAGAAATATGGCGAGCGTGTTCTTCTGTTGTACGCTCTGCGGCGTAGTATTCCTCTAAACAGTAGTATTTCTCACCGTCATAAGCAAAAACACAAAATGCAGTTGGATCTTTAAAACCTATATCAATGCCAGCGATAATATCCATTCCTCGAATATCAAGACTCGATAGATCCGCTACGCACTTTTCATAGTCAAAGTTCCATATCTGACCTTGGAAAATATTAAAGTCTGCTTCGTACTCTTGGGCGAATTCCGCTGAAGACATACTTCGACGAGCTTCATCAATATCACTTGTTGCAGCGCGAGGATTATCTTTCCAGGTAGCCTTTATTGAAGCCCATTCGCTAAACTCATCAGTAAAGCCACGAGCGAAAAAACGGCTAAACCAATTATTACGGCCCCGAGGAGTGGAGATAAATAAAGCCTTACTACCCGGTTTGTCGAGTGTTGGCCGAATAGCCACGTTAAAAGCAGACTCACCATCAGCGAGTGCAGCTTCGTCAAATAGAACAAAATCATAAGAACGTCCTACTACTGAATCAATTTGATTCACCGAGCCGAGTCGTATCGTTGATCCGTTCGCCATTTCAATTACACGATCTTTTGCGTTATCTTTCGACACTTCCAAATCAAAGTGTTTTATCAAATTTCTCTGCAAGTCAAAACTAATCTGGCTAAGATTATAATTTGGAGATACAATTAGCACATGAGAGTTTGGAACAAGCGAAACGCACTGAGCAATAATGTTTCCAATGTAAGTTTTACCTTGGCGACGCGATAACGCCCCTACAATAAAACGATACTTTGGGTTATTAATTGCATTAATTAGGGCGATCTGCGAAGGAATCGGGTCTATCTTTAACAAATCAAGATAACCCGTAATCGGCACCTTCAAAAAGTCGCCCTTTATCACTCGATCAGTAATTATATCTTTTCGACTTATTTCCATTTAACACTCACAGGGGTGTAAATTACAGCGGTCACAAATTTGAAACCCAAGAAGTTGTTCATATGGGCTTGGGACTGCTGGGTCTTGTTTTTCTACTACAATATCGAACTCAGTTAATCCCATTTGTCCGCCTATTTGCACGGTAGCGTTTACAGCTTCTTCTTCCGTAGTGAAAAAAAGATGCTCATTGCCTTTTAACGTCCAGGCTCCGTTTTTTTGGTAAATATGAAACATTCACAGGGCTCCAAGTCACAAAGTTTACAAACAGTTTTTCCAATCATATTTTCATATGGAGTATTTTCGATAGGTTCTACTATCTGCTCCTTCATAGGAGGTTTTACATACTCCTCTATGACTTCTCCACGCAGTGCAGCTAAAGCTTTTTGTTCGTACGCTTCAGCTTCTTCTTTTGTTCTAAAAGGCATATAATTGCCTCTAATCTTCCAGTAGTTTCCTTTTTGATAAATCATATTCCTCGCCTCACAAGTTCGCCAACTAAAAATAATATGGCTGAACCGCTTACAATCAAAACGAGTTTATAAAGAGCCTCAATACGCATTTTTGACTCTTTCATCACTTCACGCGTATGTGCCTGAAAATCTCTTAACTCATTAAAAATTGTTTTCCATCTTTCCTCAACAACAGCTTCATGCCTATAAAAATCCTCTCTTAGCGAGCGGTGCTCTCTCCATAGATCGTCTAATTGTTGTTGAGCGCTCCAGTCACGATCCTGAGCTCTCCGTTCCAAGTAATTTCTCCATTAGTTTACCATAGTTTCCTTCGCCAAAGGGAGAATTTATCTGAACATTGTTCTGCTGTCGAATGGTATTTTTTGGCTCCTTGCGATGATCTTCGGCAACCTTGTGTGCAAGTGCTAGAATATCAACAAGATCCTTTGAAGAATACATACCCGCTTCTCGAGCTTCCTGTAGTTTGTTCTCGATAATTTCATCAAGCAATTCGGCGAGACGAAAACGATTACGGTAACCTTGGTCTAAATAGACCGAATTCATGTACTCTTTTACTTCCGACTTCGCAAGTACTGAATGCACCACGTCGGGTGTAATGCCAAGACTAGAAGCGGCTTTGATAGCACATCCCATTGAGAGATAGGCATTTGCGACTTCGAGGTTTTCGGGAGCAAGTTTAACTAACATTTAACCACTCCGGTGGCGTTGGCCATGGCGCATCTTCTATATTCATGTACGCCTGTGGATTTGCAACAACTGGATCTGTCATATCACGAAGGGCTTGTCGATAAGTAGTAACTTCCTCATCTTGCTCAACAGTAATTGGAGCATCATGAAGCTGAGTCCAATCGCATCTATACAACAACATATCTCTTTCAAACCTTACTTGTTTCAAATAGTTTATCTCATCAACTATCCAAGAACTGCCAGTCCAAGCACAAAAAGGACTCGGTCTTGGAGATCTTGTTTGAAGACTCGTACCATCCCAATATCTTTGATCTATAAACTGATAAGGCTCTAGCCCCTCTAAGTCATTAACATAGAGTATATAAGTTCCATCGGCCTGTACTCCTTCTTCCGGATTATTTATTGGAATAGGAGAGGCCACGTTAATTATCTCGCCGTCTTTAATTACTATTATCATCATATCGACTTTACCAAAATAATAGAGGAGTCATTATAAAAAGTAGCTCCAGTAAAGGGAGGAGCTGCTGCAAGTTGTGATATATACTGTATTGATGTACTTGCTGCATCCCATTTAAATGAGTTTATTACTATAGAAGCGCTTGCGTTTTTAATTGAATTATTTACACAAGCATATACGCTTAAATAATCTGATCCCGTGTAAATAGTAGAATAATTTCCATAAGCTCCTTGAGCATCCACAACTTTTGACACATAAGCAACGTTTTCTCCGACCGTCCCGCTATCAAATATTCCCGAATCGAAAGCTAGTTGATTGTCTGAATTATATAGTTGTAATCCGTATCCAGTACTAGGAGAGGTTACCTTAGCTGGCCTCAATACAAGATAATCCGCCGACGTATTTGTAGTATTTGCATAAATACTATAGGTAGGATAGCCAGTAGAATCCATTCCCCATATAGCGGTACTCGAAGACGACGGTTTAATAAATACTAAATCAGTAATATCACTTACAGTTACGGAGGTTCCAGTTGACTTTTGAGTTACCTTTAAGTAGGAAAACGGCCGATCACTATCAATCTGTAAAGTATTATTTGAGCTATTTGCTACTATACCGTATGTCATCTGTATCTTCCAGCAAAGAAATAAAAAGTGGCACTACTTGTAAGATTATTAGTTAATGTAAAATAACCTGTTTGCCTATTTAATGTGTACGGCGGAGTAGTGTTTAAACTATACGGAGCTCGAACAACAATAAATATACTCGATCCATTCGTCGGAGTTAATCCATCAACAGTTATGTTGGCGCTTGTAGCGCCTGCTGATAGTGTCTGTTGCGTTACTTCTGTTCCAGAAACCTTACAAGTAATTAAATTCATTGGCTGAGAAGTAGTATCAAAAACTATTTTCGACCCATTACTCGAATATACTCTCAGTCCATACGTTGCGAGAGGAGGAACAACCTGAGCAGTTGATAAATCAAAGTCTGCTGCATCCGTCGATCTACGAGCATAAAAATAATAAGTACTTCCTCGAGTAAATGCATTTGCAAAAGTAGCTGAAGATTGCCAGTTAGTTACAGCAGACTGCTGAGGAGAGCCTGTTGTATTCCAACCATACTGAAGTGTTCCTCCAAGTCCATTCAGTTTTAAACTTATACTATGAGATATTGGAGTCGGACTAGAAGTATTAAAATCCTGCGTATCGTCAAGTGTAGGTTCTTTTATTCTTAAAATGTCAAACGGGTTATTTGTACCCGTTGCATCATACCAGACATTGTCTCCACCATTCGCAGTTGATAATCTTACTTGAATAGTATAATTACCAACTATACCTTGAAGAGGAAGATCAACTAGCCCAGAATTGGGCGAGCCTACTGGAGAAACGCTCTGCGAATAAAAAAGAGTTGCTGGAGCTGTAGACGTTTCACTTACTACAAGAGCGGGAGAAGCAAGATCATTTCTTATAATCTGATAAGTATGATTCGCTACTGGGCTCCAGTTAACAGATACGTCAGAAGTATCTCCACCAGTTAATTCAAGACCCGCTGGAGAAACTGTTCCAATACCGAGTGTTGTCGGAGTAAAAGTACCACTACTGAAGAATAATAAGATCATTTATTTTTACTCTCGACAGTACTGAATCCTCAATCGGTATATTTTGCCATCCAAATAAATTATTTCCACTAATATAGTTCAGAGAAGTAGGCCACTCAAGATACTTCACATTCCAGCGATTCTCACTCTTCAGCCAGGAAAACTCTTCATCCGCAATTCTTCGAATATAGTTCTGTGAGCGAAAAGACGGATGAATCGCAATGGCTAGAATAGTAAGTGTTTGTTTTGGGCGTACTACTCGCTGTGAAACCCACAAAATGCGATTGCCGTCATTATCGGATGCAATTCGAGACATTTTAAAGCGATCGTCATTTTCGTTTAAATCTTGATTCAGTGAAATTGCAAGCGATGCGTTTGCATACGTTGTATCTGTAATGGCTTCTGTGAGCCATTTTCTATCATCTTCGGTGCTAAAATGCCATGTGAAGTTTGGTCCAAGCCTATTCATGAAACCTTCCCCAAATACAATGGGATATTTCGTGGCCGATAAACTCTGGCTGATAGGCGACTAGCGGATCTCGCACATGAATAGTGCATTCATTTCCACGAAGTACGCCCCACGCATGAACTTCGGCGGTCACGCCGCGGGCTTTTGCTGCGGCGTTGAGCTCTTCGTCAGTGGCATACGTTTGAATATGCACTGTAATGGTAGGGTGATTCGTCTCCTTTTTGGCAAATGTAAAGCCGTCGTCTCCCTGCTTCGAGCAGGATGAGACTAGAAAAAGAAGAGGGAGAAGATACTTTACCATTTTACTTTGTTCGCCCAGTATGCCGCGGAAAGCTTTCCCTTGGCGATGTTTTTTGCATGACGCGCTTTGAACGATCTACGACGAGCTGCGTACGATTTGCTTTCGCCTTTCTTTTTTGGCGAACCCTTCACACCTTGTTGACCAAATCGAATCGTCTTGACTTTTTTGCCTGACTTCGCTACAACAATATGTGATTTTTTTGGATGGTTCGGCGTTCTCTTTGGCTTGTTGTAGCCTGATACGCCCGCTCTTCGAAGACGGCTATCCTTCTTTTTCTTCGGCATGGGGAAGTTCCTTCATGCTGTGCTCGAGTGTGGAGCAATGGGAATAGTATAAACTGGAGTGAACTAAAAGTCAAGGAAAAATTTTTGGGAGGGTTTGAGTTGTTTGTTAAGCGCCTTTTAGTTGGAAAAATACCCAAAGTTGCGCGTGAAGACGTGCGCCCGGGTGTGTGAATATTACAAGTCTCCGAACCGCCCCACCCCACCTGGCACGCCTTGTGCATGTTCAAAACCTGGCACGAAAATTTCCGTGATGAAATGGTAATATGCACACTTGCATTCGACCTAGGTCTAGCCCATACTGTGCCCATCACATAGAGGAACACGACATGCCCAAGATCACTCAAGCCCAACAGTTTCTTTACATGCCTGCAATGGTAGAATACAACGCATGCTGCGCTGGATGCGGTAGCCCGCTCGATCTGGAATATGACCACGTTATTCCGCGCTGCAAAGGCGGCTCCGATCATGTTTCCAACATTCAGATTCTTTGCGGCCATTGCAACAAGCACAAAGGTGTGCTGGCAAATTTCCCACGTGTTGCCCCCCGTAGCCCGGAGTATGACTGCCGGGCCATCATGGCAAACCGTAAGGAATTTGTTTACGGTTTGAGAATGTGGAAAAAGACCATTGTATCTTGATTCGATTCACCCTATACTTCCCCCACCTAAACAGGAAACGCAAACATGAACGCAGAACAAATCCTCGACGTACTCAAGACCGGCGTATACTTCGTCACGTTCGCAAAAGACAATGGCGAAACCCGCATGGTAAAAGGATCGGCTCCAGCAGATGCTTTCATTCGCACAGATGGTATCGTTCCGATTGTGGAACATGGCACGGGCGCATGGAAATCCTTTCGCGCATCTGCCATGCTCACCATCGTGTCTGAAAACCTTGTAGCCTAAGGAATACACCATGAACAATTGCAAATCGTATCGGCAATACCTTGCACTGGTACTCGGGCAGAAACAGCGGCAGCGGCCTGCACAATTCTGGGCCGTACCGTCCAGCAAAAAAGGCGGTAAAATTGCCGCTTGATCTTAGGCCGGGCCGTATGTCATAATGGTGGCAACGGCCAGGGCCGCGCCGAAAACCTGGCACGCTTATTGCATAGGTTGACCTAGGGCCGAGATGCGAATGATTCCTGTTTAGGCCTGGGTCGCGCCGATTTTACCACAATAGCTTACGGGCTGTCAACACAAAAGAATGTGAGATATTACCATTGCAATCCTAGTCTGGCCGCTCTATACTGCGCTCACCAACTAAGGAAACAGAGACATGACCTATATCGAAATCGTTCTGAACAAACTGCCGAAAGGCTTCCCCACTACTGGCCGTTGCGAGGATCTGCTTCGCAACGCATGGGAAATCAGCATTGCCGAATTCGGCAAAAAACAGACCACCTGGCTCTTTCATGTAAACGAAGATTTTCAGGATGAATTGGTTACCGCATACGCAGAAGCCGCGAAGGTTTGAAGGAACCATGCCAGGAAGGCCTGCTGAAAAGCGGGCTTTTTTGTGCATATTACCGCTTGACAGACCGCCAAGCGATATGTCATACTATAGCTAACGGCTGAAGCCGCGCCGAAAACCTGGCAC